ATGACAAGAGAGTCCGTAAGTCCCCAAAGGTTGAGGAAACCAAGAAGCTTTGGTCCTCAAACTATTGAAGAAGAATCTATTGGTGATCAGTCAATTCGTTGGATCCAGGACCACTGCCGTATCCCTGAGGGCAAAGATGTTGGCAAAGAGGTCGTGCTGCGTGATTGGCAAAAGAAGGAAATATGTAGAATCTACAATAATCCGGCGGGTACGCGCCGTGCGATTATTTCCTTTGGCCGCAAGAATGCGAAGACTACGCTGGCGGCTTTTCTGCTTTTGCTTCACTTGTGCGGTCCGCGTGCCAAGCCCAATTCACAGTTATTCAGCGCCGCGCAGTCAAGGGATCAAGCCGCTGTCATATTTGCGCTGGCTGCTAAGATAGTTCGATTGTCTCCTACGCTCAGAAATCAAGTAATCATCAAGGACAGTTCCAAGCAACTTGCGTTTCCAGCGGCTGGCACTTTGTATAGGGCATTGTCAGCAGAGGTTTCTACGGCCTTTGGATTATCTCCCGCGTTCATTGTCCATGATGAGTTGGGTCAAGTCAAAGGACCGCGGTCCGACCTTTATGATGCGCTTGAAACCGCCACCGGCGCACAAGAAAGTCCATTGTCTGTGATCATCAGTACGCAGGCGCCGACTGATGCAGACTTGCTTTCTGACCTTATCGACAAGGCATTGGCCGGTCATGACCCGCGTGTCATTGTTTCGCTGTACACTGCACCTATAGAAGAGGATCCGTACAGTGACAAGGCAATTAAGAAGGCTAATCCGGCGTTTGGGGACTTTCTTAATCCAGTTGAAGTGCGAGCGATGGCAGAGGAAGCCCGACGTTCACCGGCTCGTGAAAGCTCTTATAGAAATTTAGTTCTCAATCAGCGCGTCGAAGCTAACAGTCCGTTTGTTTCTAGATCGTTATGGGATAGCTGTGGGAAGGTCGCAGTCAAGCCGATTGATAAGGTGCCGGTATATGGAGGTCTTGATCTTTCTGAGACCAAGGATCTTACGGCTTTGGTTTTGATCGGCAAGGTTGATGGGATCTGGCAGGTTCATCCAACATTTTGGCTACCGGCAGGCGGACTTAGGGAAAAGTCCAGAACTGACCGTGTACCGTATGATCAGTGGCATAAGGAAGGGAAATTGATCGCTGCGCCGGGCAAATCTGTCGATTATGAATATGTTGCCATATGGCTGCGCGAGCAATTTAATAAATATGATATCTGTAAGCTTGCATTTGATCGTTGGAATATCAGACATCTAAAGCCGTGGCTTTTGAAAGCTGGATTTAATCTTGAAGAAATTGGAGATGGTGCCAGCAAGGAAAGAGCTAAGTTTATTGAATTTGGTCAGGGTTTTCAAAGCATGTCGCCGGCGCTGCGTGATTTGGAAAGCGAAATTTTAAATAAACGTATTGCGCACGGCAATCATCCGGTGCTGGCCATGTGCGCGGCGAATGCTGTGGTGCAGACTGATCCTGCAGGGAATAGAAAACTGAACAAGGCCAAAAGCTCCGGCCGCATAGACGGAATGGTGGCATTGACAATGGCGATGGGTGCCGCGCCCATTACAGGTGAAGCGGCAGTATCAATCGATTCGATGATTTTTTAGTTGGTGACTGGGCGCACACTCATTCTTCGGACCCCTCCTAATGAGTTGCCGATCAAGGGCCCCACTTTGATCGGTTGTGCGTTCAGTCACCTCTATCTATTGATAGCCGGGGGGGGGGATGAAGACTCAATCAAAGGAGATGATGATGCTGAGAATGTTGGTTACGACTTTTCTGTTGACTGGACTTGGGATTGCTTTGGCGTCTTGTGCTAGCGCGCGGAAGCCGGTCGTTGTTGTCAGTACTCCTACTCCTAGAGCTGATGTTTTTTATGTTAGGAAGCCTGTTCCGCTTCCCCGTCCGCGTTATGGTGTTCGCGTAAGGCTATGAACTGAGGATCTTTCAATTATGAAACCAAAGGTGATCCACAAAGTTTTCATGGCGCAGGTAACGCGCGCCGCCGATGGCGACTTAGAATTTGTTTTATCTGATGATACCAAGGATCGCTTGGGTGATGTTATTAATCCCAAGGGTTGGGTCCTTGACAACTTCAAGAAGAATCCAATCGCGCTGTTCAATCACATTAGCAGTTTTCCTATCGGCACTTGGACCAGCGTCCGTGTCAAGGCGAACAGGCTTATTGGTAAGCTAAAGCTGGCGGCGCTTGGTACGTCTGAGCGCATCGATGAACTGATTCGTCTTGTCGATCAGGGCATCATCAAAGCTGTGTCTGTGGGCTTCATGCCGCTGGACATGGAACCATTAGCAGATAACAGTGGGATTTTATTCAAGGAGCAGGAGCTCCTTGAGTGCAGTTTGGTGACAGTGCCAGCTAATCCGTCTGCAATACAACTGGCACGTTCATTGAAAACTTCCGACGAAACTATGGCTCTTGTGTTTGGCGAGCAAGCCAGTAAGACCAAGAGCGGTAGTGGCGACGGAATAAAAACTGGCGAGCAAGCCGGAACGATGACTGCGAACGAGATGCGCCACTGCCGTGGCCTCCCGTCGCTACCGAAAGTCACAAACATGGAAACCCTCAGTAAGCGCATCGAAAGTGCGCGGGAGCGCTTGAATGCGCTCAAGGACCAACTGACAAAGCATCTGGAAACCCTCGGTGACGAGCCGGATGATTCGGCGACAGAAATTACCAAGGAGCTTAGCAGCAAGATCGAAGTGCACCAGAAATCTTTGGACACTTTGGTTGAAGCCGAGCAGCGCCTTGGCGTGCAAAGCGAAGAGATTGATCAGTCTCAGCAGCAGCAAACTTCGGTTCCTGTGATCAGCAAGAATCAGAAGCCTTTTGCCGTTGCTGCACAGAAGGTAAAACCTTCGGACTATGTCATGCGTTCGCTCGTGGCTGTTGTTCTTGGCCACATACAGAAGCGCAGTCCGCGTGAAGTTCTCATTGAGCGTTACGGTCAGGACAGTAAGATTGACGAGGTCAGTAAAGCTGTTTTCAGCTTCGTCACTCGTGCCGCGTCAGCTCCGGCTGACACTACGACATCGGGTTGGGCCTCCCAGCTTGTTGAGACTTCCGTTGCTGACTTTATGCAACTGCTCATGCCAGCTTCGGTTTATCCGGGCTTGTCGGCTAAGGGTCTTCGCCTGAACTTTGGACGCAGTGGTATCATCTCTATTCCGGCGCGTCTTGCTACGCCTACAATTGCGGGATCGTTTGTCGCTCAGGGCTCACCTATTCCAGTGCGTCAGGGCGCGTTCACGGCGATCACCCTCACCCCGAAGAAGATGGCAGTGATTTCCACGTTCACTCGTGAGATTGCTGAGCACTCAACTCCGGCGATTGAGGGCCTGATCCGCAATGCTATCCAGGAAGACACCAGCGTCTCGCTGGACACGATCTTGCTGGATGCCGTGGCGGCTTCTGCGGTTCGTCCTGCTGGTCTTCGCAACGGTGTGACCGTTACGACTGCAACGGCTGGCGGCGGCTTTGCCGCTCTGGTCGGTGATCTCAAGGCGCTCATCGGTGCATTGATTACAGCAAGTAATGGAAACATTCGTAGTCCTGTCTGGATTATGAATCCAATCCAAGCACTGGCGATCAGTGTTACGCAGAACGCTGGAGGTGATTTCCCGTTTGCTTCCGAGATCAATCAGGGACGCTTCCAAGGTTATCCGTTGATCCTGTCGTCTACAGTGACGGCTGGCATGGTTCTCTTGGTTGATGCCGCTGACTTCGTTTCGGTCGAAGGCGATGCACCGCGCTTTGATATGAGTGATCAGGCTACGCTCCATATGGAAGACACCACGCCGCTTGCCATTGGCACGGCTGGCTCTCCTAATACTGTGGCCGCGCCGGTTCGCTCGCTCTACCAGACTGACTCCTTGGCTTTGAGAATGATCATGGACGTCAACTGGGCGATGCGCCGCACTGGCGTTGTTGCTTGGACGCAAGCTGTTACTTGGTAAACTGAGATGCCGTAGGCGAGCGAGGGCCAAGAACCCATTGCTCAGCCTCCCGATGCCACTTGGTCTGTTGACCTTGCCTACGGTACTTTTTATTAGGAGAAGTTTAATATGGGCAGGAAACTTACTACCAGAAGGACAGGTGGCACCAATCCCGCAAGCATCATTGCTCCGTCGATCAGCGGAACGCTGATTGTTGGTCAGGTTCTGACATGCAATCCTGGTTATTGGACTGGGCTAAATCCTTTTACGTTGGCGTATCAGTGGATACGTGGCGCGGCCACGCCTATCGGCACGAATTCACCGAATTACACTCTGGTTGCTGGCGACTCCACGAACACCGTGAAGTGTCAGGTGACCGTCACTAACGCGCTGGGAGCAGCGACGGCTACTTCTCCAAGCACGTCAACTATTCCTTAGCCGGTTGGATACAAATGGAGGGCCAGATGGCCGATCAGAACGTGTTGAATCAACAGGCTGCCGCCGCTGCCAAGTCTGCTGAAGAGCAGCGCAAGGCAAACGAGGAAGCCAAGAAGATTGCTGTGGAAGGTGTGGATGCGCGGTTGAAGGTGAAGGACGATCAGGTTCAGGCGAAAGCTGAACGTGAAGCCAATCTTCAACCAACGCCAACACAGCGGGAAAACGATCTTGCGCGCGTAGGTGCGCTGGACATTGATGATAAGGAAGATGATGGTTCTGAGGCTGATGCCGAGAATGTCAACCGTGTCTTGGCTGCTAAATTGCCGGGAGCAAATCCTTATGAGAACGCTACCAGTGAAAGTAGCGAGGAATCTAAGCCGAAAGCTGCTAAGCGCGGCAAAAGAAAAGGCAAGTAAACATAAATGAGCGCTTCTGCAAAAGCGGAAGCGCTCATTCCTTCTGAAATCTTGCGTGCGCCGGTGGTGCCTGACTTGTTTGGTCTTTCTGTTGGTGTTTGTGAGAGATCTGGTCTCCATATGGAGTTCGGAGTGGCTACCGGCAGGAGCTTGAAGATAATCCGAGAGCTTCTGCCAATAGATATTCCGTTGTATGGGTTTGATTCGTTTGATGGTTTGCCTGAATCTTGGAATGGTTTTAAGAAAGGCTCTTTTTCAACAGGGCTTAGAGTATCTCTGGCGAATACCAAATTGATAGTTGGACTTTATGAAAATACTCTCAGAGAATTTGTCGATCTTAATCCCGGTCTTGCTAGTTTTATTCATATTGATTGTGATCTTTATTCGTCAACGAAGACAGTTTTAACCGAGTTTAGGCGGCGGATAATTCCGGGAACGATAATCTTGTTCGATGAGTTGTTTGGATTTGCTGGTTATGAGCAGCACGAATACAAAGCTCTGCGCGAAAGCGGTATTCGTTACGAAGTCATCGGACGGTGGAATGCTTACCGCGCAGCAATTAGAGTGATCAAATGACCTCTAAAATTATTGATCAATATGGAAACCCGATGGTAGCCAAACATACGGACGGCGCGTATCATGATGGTCCGTGGATTCTTCCTCTTACTGGAGGATATCTGCCACATGATGTTGGCGTTAACTGGAATTGGTGGCAGCACGGTTATGATTCTGTCAATTATAGTTCGTCTGCGATGGTTGAAGCCTGTGTGGCTGCATACTCGCAGACTATTGCGATGTGTCCCGGGGATCATTGGCGTTCACAGGGTAATGGCGGTCGTGAGCGTGTGACTACGTCCGCGCTTTCTCGTATTCTTAAACGGCCAAATACTTATCAGTCGGCTTCCGACTTTTTACTTAACCTTGTTCGCAATTTGTATTGTGAGGGGGAGGCGTTTGCATTGGCATTGCGCAATAGTCGTTTTGAAATTCAAGAACTACACTTGATGAATTCTGCACAGTCCGGTGCGCGGATAGCTTACAACGGTGATATTTTCTATGACTTAGCGGGCAACGAAATTATTGATCGCTTGATCGGCGGTGGTTTGATTGTGCCAGCACGTGATGTTTTGCACGTGCGATTGCATACTCCGGTCCATCCGCTTAAAGGCGTGTCACCGATTGTTGCTGTTGCTCATGATATTGCGATAGGGTCTGCGATGACGCAGCAGCAGATCTTGTTCTATATGAATCAGGCACGACCATCTACTGTTCTTACGACTGATTTGATCTTGACCAAGGAACAGGCGCAAGAACTTCGCGAGCGTTGGAATGAGCAAAGTCGCGGGTTGTCGTCTGGTGGTACGCCTATCTTAGGAGCAGGTGTAAAGCCGTTTCCTCTTTCTTCTTCATCGCGTGATTCTCAGCTTGCTGACATTATGAAGTTAACGGAACAGCATATTGCACTGGCGTTCCGCGTCCCGCTGCAAGTTCTTGGGATAGGTGGTTCACCATTTGCTTCTACAGAAGCATTGATGCAGTTCTGGCTCGCTGGCGGATTGAACTTTGCGCTCAATCATATTGAAGTAGCTTTCGATGCTCTGTTTGGTCTTAAGGGTCAACCTGATGAATATACAGAATTAAACACGGATGTTCTGCTTCGATCTGCCTTGAAAGATCGTGTTGAGTCATACGCAGCTGGAACGCGCGCTGGTATCTTTGCTCCAAATGAAGCGCGCGCAGCATTTGAATTACCCGAGGCAAAGGATGGCGAAGAGCCAAGGATGCAGCAGCAAGATGTGCCACTCTCCTACGGGGCAAAGCTGGATCCAAATCCCGCTCCTCCGGCACCGCCGTCTCCTCCAACAGAACCTGAAGAGGATAAGCCGGACGATGACAAATCATTCGACGCGGAAACAATTATCAACCGGCTCTATGAACACGCAGCACGCATACAGTGACGCGCTTGAACGTGCACTTGGCCGCGTTATTGCCGATGCGCAGCGGAATGTTGCGCAACATGCATCTGAGGCCAGGGCAATCATAGCTGAATGTCAGGCTAGGGTGGTTAAGCTTGAATTTGAAATGCGTGAGATGGTCAGGGTGAGTTTGGCTGCCGTTAAAGATGGTGAAAAAGGAGAGCAGGGTGAAAAAGGTGAAAAAGGCGAAACGGGCGAGACAGGCGCGCAAGGTTCACAAGGCGAGAAGGGTGAGACCGGACTATCCGGTGAGAGGGGCACGGACGGGAGCGATGGAAGTCCCGGTGCGCAAGGCGAGCGAGGAGAACCAGGAGGTCAAGGACCTCCTGGAATTAAAGGAGAAGATGGAGCACCGGGGCATCCCGGTGAACGAGGTCTTCAAGGTATGTTAGGTATGCGCGGGGAAGCTGGTCTTGCCGGTGAGCGGGGCGAAAAGGGAGAGCCTGGAGAAGATGGTGAGCGTGGAGAAAAGGGAGAGGCTGGCGCTATTGGAGCAGAAGGACCTCCAGGAAAACTACCGGCTGTGAGAGCTTGGGAGGATGGTGTGCATTATGAAGATGATGTAGTTACGCACAATGGCGCTACCTATCAAGCGAAGTGCGATACAGCTAAGGAGCCTTCATACAGTGCTAGAGATTGGTTGTGTCTTGCAGCACATGGGCAAGACGGGAAGCCGTTTAATGTATGCGGCACTTATTCACCATCCGAAGATTATAAATCTTTTGATGTTGTAGCCTGCAACAAGTCTTCTTTCGTTGCTTTGAAAGATGATCCTGGTCCGTGTCCTGGGGACGGATGGCAATTGATGGCCGGTGCTGGTAGCCGGGGTGATAGAGGGGACAAGGGCGAGAGGGGACCAGAAGGAAAAATCGGTCCTGAAGTGAGCATTAAGAGCTGGGAAGTTGATTCTGATGGTTACATCGCTTGGCCTGTTATGAAGAATGGTGAGAAGGGTCCGCCACTCGAACTGCGTGATCTGTTCGAGAAGTTCTTAATTGAAACCAAATAAGGAGTTAAAGCCGTGGATGACAAAGACAAATTGAATGCTTCTGCCCAAGTCGGTGCATCGCTCTCTCGCAGTGGTGCCCTCGCTGATGAGTTGATCCCAAAAGGGAAGTTCACCGTCGAGTGCTACGGTGCCGACGGCAAACTGAAGTGGAAAGACGAGTTCTACAACACCGTCGTGACGGTCGGCAAGAACTACATGCTTGATGGTGTCTTGCAGACCGCGGTGACGATCGTTGGCCCGTTCATGGGACTGATCTCGTCGACTTCGTTCTCGGCCATTGCCGCTGGCGACACGATGGCGTCTCATGCTGGTTGGTTGGAGGCTGGCACCGCCAACGCGCCGACCTACACGGCACCGCGCAAGACTGCTGCCTGGTCCGCTGCTTCTGGTGGATCCAAATCTCTGTCCGCCGCATTGGTCTTTGCCATCACTGGCACTGGCACAGTCAAGGGAGCGTTTCTTGTGTTGAGCACTGGCGCAGTCAGTACCATCGACAGCACGGCTGGCACGTTGTTCTCGGCTGGCTTGTTCACCGGTGGTGATCGCGCTGTGATCAACGGTGACACGTTGAACGTCTCCTACTCGATGGCGCTGACCTAGTAGCAACACGCTGGAGGCACTCGGCCTCGGCTAAACGAGGCATGGCGACATGGCTTGGTCAATCGTCGGTGTCGGCGCGGCGGTATCGCAGGTCGGCGGCTCTGTCACTGCTTTGCTGCCATCAGGGATGCAGGCTGGCGACTTGATCGTCGCGCATGTCGCGTGGCGTACAGGCACGGCTGCGTCGCCAACCCTTCCTTCTGGCTGGGCGACAGCGGTTGAGGAACTGAACTCCTCGACCGCCACCAACAACACTGCCATGACGAGCGGTGGCATCTACTACATAGTCCGTGATGCCTCCAACCCTGCCGTCAATTTCACGTTCAGCAGCGTGAACCAGGTTATAATGAGCGTCATTGCCTATCGCGGCAATGACCAAGTCTCTCCGAAGTCCGCTGACAATGGCGGGCAGACCGAAGCGGCTGGCGTCACGTCTGTTACCCTACCAGGACTGACGACCCCAACAGAAGGCGAATTGATCTGCGTTGCCTTCTGCGGCGCGCAGGAAGCTACCTTCGAGCTTGATGCTACCAACCCCGGCGTGGCATCGGCCTCTCTCGACACGACTTCGCAGCCGGCTGGCAACACATGGTTCAGACGTGCCTCGACCACTTACACTAACGGCGCTGACGGCTCGCTGCACTGTTTCGACGGCATCAGGACAGCAGGTGACGCCGGAGCCACTGGTAATCTGTTCGGCACGGCTTCGATTGCTGCTCGTCACACTATCTGTGCCGTTAGCTTCAAGAGTGCGACGCCAGGAGATACGTTTAATGAGGACGTAGCAGAAACTGCCAGCGCAGAAGACACTCCAAGCGCGGCGGTTGTAAGAGTTGGGGAACTAGATGAGACTGCAAGCGCAGTAGATACGCCAGCTTCGACTGCGATCTTTCCGCGCACGGTTGCTGAAACTGCTGCTGCTGTTGACACACCATCGGCGACAGGGATCTTTTCACGTTCGGTTGCTGAGGCTGCCGCTGCTGTTGACACTCCGTCTTCGACTGCCGTCTTTCCGAAGTCTGTTGCTGAGACTGCGTCTGCAGCCGATATTGTCGATGGATCGAGAGCCTTCAACAGTACGATTGCTGAGACCGCCACCGCTGTTGACACTCCGGCTTCGACTGCAATCTTTCCGCGGTCTGTTGCTGAGACCGCCGCCGCTGCTGACACCCCGGCTTCGACCGCGATCTTTCCGCGGTCTGTTGCTGAGACCGCCGCCGCTGCTGACACTCCGGCTTCGACTGCGATCTTTCCACGTTCGGTTGCTGAGACCGCCGCCGCTGCTGACACTCCGGCTTCGACTGCAGTCTTCCCGCGGTCTGTCGCTGAGACCGCTGCCGCTGCTGACACTCAGAGTGCTGCGGCAGTAAGAGTTGGAAGTGTTGCTGAGACGGCTGCCGCCGCTGACACGCCATCATCCGCTGCGATCTTTCCGCGGTCTGTTGCTGAGACGGCTGTCGCTGCTGACGCTCCGAGTGCTGCACTCGTAAGGGTTGGGTCTGTTGCGGAAACTTCTCCTGCGGCGGACACTCAGGACGCTACCGTAAACGCTGGCGGCACGACGTACAACGTCAGCGTTGAGGAGACTGCAAGTGCAGTAGACACGCCGAGTTCTTTGGCGATCTTTGCCAGTGCGCTTGCAGAAGCTGCTAGTGCAGCAGATACGCCAAGTGCGGCTGCGGTAAGAGTTGGAGCGATTGCTGAGACCGCAGCGGCGAACGATAGCCAGAATGGCCTGGGTGTCTTTCCGCGTTCTGTTTCTGAGACTGCCGCTGCCGCCGAAACTACAGACGCTACTACCACCGCTCAGTCCTCCAGGAGCGTGGCAGAAACGGCCAGTGCAGTAGACACACAGTCTGCTCTTGGCGTCTTTAGCAGGTCTGTCGCAGAAACTGCCGCCGCTGTTGATGCACCTAGTGCGGCAGCAGTCAGGACCGGTGCCGCGGCTGAAACCGCCGCCGCTGTTGATACGCCGAGCGCGGTGCTGGCTAGAGTTGGTTCTGTAGCAGAGGCTTCCAGTGCGGCAGACGCGCAGAGTGCGACAACTGCTAGAGCCGGTGCTGTAGCAGAGACATCTGTCGTAAGTGACACGGTCGTTGCTACAGGGGTTCATCAGCACAGCGTTGTTGAGGTTGCGGCAGCACTAGAAAGTTTGAGTGCTGGCGTCTCTTACAACGTGTCAGTATCAGAGTCGACATCGGTCAATGACAACGTAAGTGCAACTGTCTTCAGCGTGCCGACTCGTACGGTATCGCCCAAGAGGTTCAGGTCAGTTAATTTGTCTTCAGGTAGTAGACCTTCAAACATTCCTAGTGAAAGAAGACGTTCCAATGGGAATTAAACTTATAGTACCTCCAGCCGCCGTGGAGCCGGTAGAGCTTGAAGAAGTCAAGCAGGCTCTGCGCGTTCAGCATACGTTGGATGATGCAGTGCTGGCTTCCTATAGAACCGCTGCGCGCGAATGGGTTGAGCGGCGTATACAGGCCAAGATAGCTACAGAGACATGGGAGCTTGTAATTGATGCATTCCCAGTCAATGAAATCCGCCTTCCGTTTGGTCCGGTTCAGAGCATAGTCCATATTAAATATGATGATGCGGATGGTAATGAGCAGACCTTCCTAGACACGAACTATGCTCTTGATAGTACGAGTAACGAGCCTTGGGTCTTTTCCGACGCCGGTTGGCCTACTGCATTAGATGCATTCAATGCGGTTCGCATACGTTTCGTTACTGGCTATGCTGACTTGACTCTCATTCCTGCGCCAGTACGAGCCGCACTAATACTTAAGATTAAGGAGCTTTACGACAAGGAGAGTAATGCCGTTGCGATTCACGACCTGCTGACCAACTGGTATAAGATGGTCGCTTAACATGGAGAAAGTACAATGGTTGATCTAACTGTTACGCCTGCGAACGTCCTGCCAGGATCGAACGCAGTGAAGGAGGCAGGAACTGCCGGCGAGACGATTGCTGCGGGCAAGGCAGTGTACAAGGCTGCGACTGGTCTTTATATGCTTGCTGATAGTAATTCGGCTACAGCTTTGGCACGTCAAGCGACAGGTATCGCGCTTAACGGTGCGTCCCTTAACCAGCCTGTTGATGTTCAGACACGGGGGGATATAACTCCCGGCGCTACGCTTGTTGCTGGCACGGACTATTATCTCAGCGATACTCCGGGAGGCATCTGTCCGCGTGCTGATATTGGCGCGGGCGAGTTTGTTTGCTTGCTTGGTTTGGCTCGCTCAACGACTGTCCTTGCGATAGACATCCAGTTCCCCGGCGTGTCACTGTAAGATGCTTTCGCACAAACTCGATCGCAGCATCATAATTCAACGTAGTACGTCAGTCACGTCGCCATCAGGCGCAGTGACTGACGTGTGGGCGAATTACATTGAGCGCCGCGCGCAAGTCTTGCCGGTGCGTGGTGAGGAGCGTTTTTCCGGCGCGCAATGGGCTGCGAAAGAGCAGGTGGAGTTCTTTATTCGTTGGGACCCTGACGTTGCGAATGTTTCTCCGCTGGACAGGGTTATATATCCGACCAATGAGCCAGTGACAGAAGCTCAGATCTATGAAGTTATGGCGGTACATGAAATTGATCGTCATGATGGACTAAGAATAATGACGGCACGTAAAGCGGAGCTCGTACCTTAGATGATTGCTGATCTGAGAGGTCCGCTTAGGGATTTTCTTTTGGGCGATTCAATTGTGAATATTGCCGTGGGCGGTACGCGCATCTATCCGCTTAGGATACCGCAAGGCATCACTGCTACGAGCGTAGTTATCAACGACCAGATTTCTGAGGGGACCGATTATCACATGCAAGGTCCTAGCGGATTGGCTACCGTTCGTGTGCAGATTGATGCATGGTCTCGAGACACTGATGCGGCGCGGTCTTTGAGCAATGCCATCAAGTCGCGTTTGGGGGGCTATCGTGGATTCATGGGCACTGTCAGAGTGCAGAGAGCCTTTGCTGTCAATGCACATGCGGATTATGATCAGGCAGTAGATCTTTATCGTAGTGGTCGCGACTATATGATAACATTCGAGGAGGATTTAGCGTGATTAAGCTTCGTGTTGAAGGTTTGAAAGACCTGGAACAATCCTTGATTGAATTGCCCAAGGCTACTTCTCGTAATGTGGTCTTGCGTTCATTGACACTGTACGCAAAGCGAATAGCATCGTTAGCTTCTAGATTAGCGCCAGATGATCCGGGGACTCGTGGGAAAGATCTTAAGTCTTCAATAGCGACACAGACTGTGAGCGCTAGGCAACGTGAGTCAAGCGTTGAAGTTGCAATTAGCTGGCTTAAACGTATTCGTCATGGTGGCTTTCAAGAAATGGGCAGCGCGAATAATTCGCCGCATCCTTTTCTTCGACCAGCATTTGATGAAAACGTTCCTGTGGTTATAGCTGGCTTGAAACAGGATCTAGCAGCAGAACTTGAAAAGGCGCGACAGCGGATAGCGCGCAAGGCTGAAAGGCTCGCCGCGAAAATGAAAACCTGAAGGAGAACTGAACTATGTCTGACGCAATGATTGGCTATGGTACGCTGGTCGAAATTCACAACGATGCCGTGCCTGCCGTTTATGAAACCATAGCGGAGACCGTGGATGTCGAACTGCCCGACGCAGATATCGATCAAGTCGATGTCACACATAACCAAAGTCCAGATAGAGCGCGTGAGTATGCTGCCGGTCTTATCGACTATGGCGAAGCAGGGTTTGATATGAACTATGTGCCCGGATCGTTTAGCGATCAACGGTTGCAGGCACTATTGAATAGTGGCGCTAAGAAAAGTGTTCGCATCACTTTTCCAAATACATCGGTGATGACATTCTTGGCGTTTGTGTCTGGCTATAAGCGAAGTGGACCAACTGCCGACAAGATGACAGCTTCTATCAGCTTGAAGGTGTCTGGCCCGCCAACTATTATTGCTGCGCCATAAAGGAGGAAGAATGCCTAATCCATATAGAGGAGAAGTACCGTTTACAGCTAACGGCAAGGAGTACATCTTGCGGTTAGATGTTGAAGCGTTGTGCTGCCTGGAAGAGCAAACGAAGAAGGGGATTATTTCTCTTCTTAGTGAGCTGCAGGATCCGCAAAAAATAACACTGACGCTGGCGCGGCAGATGCTGTGGGCGGGATTGCAGGAGAAACATTCTGGCATTTCCCTTAAGGAAGCCGGTGATTTGATTCCTGCTCTAGGAGGCTTGGCTAAACTTGTCAATTTGTTCTCTGATGCTATGAATGCTCGTTTCACTGAGACGGAGGGCCAAACAGAAGACCACCCTCCGAAGGCGGGAAATCCCACGAATGGGATTGGCCCGCGCTCTACAGATCATGGGCAGAGTTTGGAAGGGACCCCGACACCTTCTGGCGTCTCTCCATCTGTGAACTCTCCTTAATCTTTGAAGGTGAGAACAGAAGGTTGCGTCGTGCGCATATTGCGCAGGCATGGCACACTTGGTACATGGCCGCATTGCCTCAGTTCAAGAAGTTTCCGGAGCTTCCAAAGTTTCTAGATGATGCGGTGCCTAAGAAGAAAAAGCGCGTACAGAAAGATCCAGTTGCTTGGGTTAGATCTATCCCCGGTGGCAAAGTAATAACAAGGCAGTAACTCGTGGCAGATATTCTTTCAGCACTTAGAGTTGTCATTGGCGCTGATACAGCTGCGCTTACACGCGGGCTGAAAGACGCGGAGTCAAAGGTCAGCAGCTTTGGCACTGGCATTGCAGGAACAGCGAAGCTGATAACTGCTGCGTTTGCCGGTCTTGCCACAGCTATTTCTGCCGGCCTGAAAATGACAATTAATGATGCGGATAAGATGGGCAAGATGGCTCAGTCTATCGGCATCCCGGTGGAAGAGCTCTCGAAGTTAAATTTCGCTGCTGACCTAGCTGGAGTATCGCTCGACGACCTTGGCAAGTCGATGGCACGGCTGTCGCGAAATATGAATGACTTTGCGTCCGGTGCGAAAGGACCAGCCGCTAATGCTTTCAGGACGTTGGAAATTTCGGTTAAGAATGCTGACGGTTCCTTGAAGGATACAAGTGTACTGTTCAGTGAGATTGCAGAGAAGTTTGCTGGCATGAAGGATGGAGCCGGCAAGACAGCTTTGGCCATCGCTCTGTTTGGTCGTGCCGGTGCAAGCTTGATTCCGCTGTTGAACGCTGGTGCAAGTGGCCTTAAGATAATGAAGAACGAGGCCGAGCGGCTTGGTCTTGTCATTACACAAGAAGCTTATTTAGGAGCGGAGCGTTTTAATGATGCATTGACAAGATTGAAAGGCGCGGCTGGCGGTGTTCTTATCCAATTGTTAGGGACACTTGGCAGCAGTCTTGCGGCTGTGTCTTCTCACATGGAAGGTCTATCAGCGAGTGGCAAACAACTAGGTCCATTGATTGAGGGACTAGCTAACATTGTTCGTGTTCTGGCAACGGCTGTCTTGGCAAATGCGACGGCGTTCATAACAGCTATCCATGTGTGGACTGGAGCTGTTAAGGCTCTCTATGAACTAGGCAAGTTGAACCCGTCCAAGGCTCTCGATGAGTTGACCGCTGGAGCGCAGAGGGGTAAGAACGCCCTTATGGAGTTTGGGGCGGTCGTCAAGGGTATTTGGGGTTTGATGACGCCTCCATCCGGAATGGATCTTGAGTTTCGGATACCAGCTTTCTTTGACAAGGTGAAGAAAGATGCGCCAGCATTTGGAAAAGCCATTGACTCTGCCAAGGGGAAAGTATCTGAGCTCCATGCAGAGTTGAGAAAGCTAGAAGAGGAATTGCGCACGCCATCGGAAGAGTATGCTCACAAGTTGGAGCGGTTGGACTATCTGTTCAAGGAAACTAGTTTGAGTGCTGAGAATTATGCTCGCGCTGTCAGTAAGGCTCAGGCTGAGATGGCGAAGGCCAGCCCGACATTGCAAGTGCTGGAGCAAGGTCTTACATCAGCGTTTGATAGAGCGCTTGATGGGGCGATGACATTTCAGGAACAGCTTCAGGCTCTGGGCAGGGATCTAGCTAGGCTTGCTGCACAGGCTGCGTTCAAGGCTCTGTTGTTTCCCAGCACTACTGGTCCGGGCTTGATCGGAAGTCTGTTTGCTCCTAGAGCGGCTGGCGGTCCTGTCAGCGCCGGTCAGTCCTATTTGATTGGTGAGCGCGGTCCTGAACTCTTTACTCCTGCAGCGAGTGGAAGGATTTCATCGAACCGTGACTTGATGGGTGGTGGTGGCAGTTTGACCGTGCACGTCGTTTCTGATGACGACAAGTTCAGGGCATTTGTGCAGGACGAAAGCGGCAAAGTAGTTGCTCAGTCATCACCTGCTATTGTAGCGAAGGCTACTCAGACATCAGTCCGTGCTGTACGGTCTGGTCGTAACAATGATCCATCCTTTCTAGGGCGCTGAGATGCCAAATATCATCGAATGGCCGCGTGCATGGTGGGGAGTAGCAGCGGCAGAATTTTATTTGACGCCACGATCGCAGAGATCGCAGTCGCCTTGGACGATGAGACAAAACATTTATGGACCTCACGTTCAGTACTGGCAGGCACGATTGATTTTTCCTACTCTGTTGGATGGTGATCTAGCTGCTCGCGAGTCAATCATAGAACAGCTTGGCGGTACGGCCGGTCTGCTCAGGATGGGGCATCCGTTTAGAATCACTCCCATGTTCAGTGACGAGGCCATCACTGGAATAGTTGGCTGGTCAGATGGTACATTTTTCACAGACGGTACTGGCTGGTTGTCCGGGCCTCTTCCTTCTTCTATTCATGTTTATTCTCCGGCAGCAGCCAGGACTACTAGTGTTGTTGTAGGAGGTCTTCCAATCAATACGTCACGAGTTCTCAGGCGAGGTGATATGGTGGAGTTCAGGAGAGATGGTATCGCCGATGAAACTCCCAGCTTGCATAGAGTTCTTGTAGATGCGCATTCTAATGCCAATGGTCGCTGCTCTATCAGCTTTCTTCCTCCATTGCGCAAGGCCGTGGCAGCCGGTGATCAAGTGGTTCTGGATTATCCAACTACTGTTTTCCGTTTGGCGGGAGACGAACCGCAGGCTTCAGTTAGAAATGCGGCATGGCATGGTTCTCTAGAAATGAATTTGGTTGAGGCCCTGATCTAAAATGTCTTCACCTCCTATGACTTCTCGTATGGTGGACGCATTGCGTTCGGGAGCACCTATATGTTTGCTGGCTATGATAGACCATCCTGAAGGGATGCAAAGGTTTTGGACCGGCGTTGGTCCGTTAGAATATGACGGGCAGACTTGGATTGGCCTGGGAGTTCTCGGCAGCGTCTCTCCTGTCAAGTACACCGCAGAGCTAGTCATCCAGGAGTTGCAGTTCAGCTTGTCCGGTGTCCCCTCTGACATGGTGTCCTGGCTGGAAAGTGACGTGAGGAATAGACCGGCGGATGTTTGGTTAGCTGTACTGGATCAATATGGGCAGATCGTACCTAATCCATACGCCATTATCACTGCGCTCCTTGATTATCAGAACTTGCAAGTAGATGATCAGGGGAATGCTGCTATAACTCTTATTGCTAGATCAGGCTTTTATACTTTGGAGCGTGCGCTGGATGAGGTTCATTCTCCTGAGGATCAGAAGAGGACATATGCGTCTGATACTGGTCTTGACTTGATCTATGATATCAGGCGGCAAGAAGTGATATGGCGACCAGCATGAGAGATAGAGCTGAGGCTGCTGTTGTTGCTGGCATGGAAAAATGGGCCAGACCAATGCAGTGGGGAAAAGATGACTGCATGTTGGCAGTGGCCGATATCATTTGGGAGATCATCGGCAAAGATCCGGCAGAAGAATATCGTGGTAGATACCGTTCTCGTACAGGAGCCATCAGGGTTCTGGGAAGAGGTGGTACTCTAAATGCAGCATCGAGAGTAGCTGAGAAACTTAACTGGAAAAGCATTGAGCCGACAGAGGCAGAGGTTGGTGATTTTGGTTTGACTCTTGTTGAGAGTTTAGATAGCAAGGGTAATTCTATCAAGATCTGTGCCGCCGTGATATGTAGAGGCAGTGGATATTTCATAGGTAGAAATGAAAATGGGTTCACTGCCATCAATTCAAGTAAGGTTTTTCGGGCATGGCGAATAGGATAATTGTTCCGCCTTATATTGCGGCGGCTGCGCTGAAACACCTAAGGGACGGAGGCGACCCTGCTAGGGTATATACCTTTCCTGTTAGCAAGCCTTTTATGGCCCCCAGGGAGGCCACAGGGCGCGTTTTGTGGGCGGACCCTATAACCATAGGCACCGTGGCTATATCGGCCTTTACGGCTGTCACTGGCGTCGCTGTTGCCTCTGGTGCAGCCAGCTTTGTAGGCACTGCGATTGTTTTGGCTGGTGCCATTGGCGCTAATTATCTGCTGACGCCTCAGGTTGGCAGTGGCCCTTTAGCTAATAAGAGCGCTCCGCTCAATTCTCCAGAGATAAGACTTAACCATCGTCACGAGACGCCGCCTAAGAGAGTGATCTACGGGAGGGCTTTGGTTGGCGGAGATATGTTTTTCGAGCATACAACCAAGCCGTTCTTATATCACGGCTGGTTGATTGCATCTCATGAGGTAGAAGGATTTGAGCAGGTTCGTATCGGTGGAGACATTCTAGCTTTCGACGAAGTGACTGATCTTTTGCCTGACGACAAGGTACTTACTCCCCTCGGTAGACTGAAGGGTGGCCAGATCGCGGCTAGTCCGGACTATGCTGGCAATCTAAAAGTCTCTCTGCGTCTTGGCTTTACAGATCAGGAGAGAGACAAGTTGATAGAGGATGACTTTCCCGGCGTCAATAGCAACTACAGGCAGAGGGGGATTTCCACCGCCGTTCTAAGGTACAAGTGGCCCGGAGCTACGTTCGATGATCGTCAGGAGATGTGGGGAGACAGTCAGGCCCCGAACCCTCTATTCTTGGTGAAGGGCAGAAAAGTTTATGACCCTAGGAATTCGTCCCAATCTCGTGACGGTGTTGATTCGTGGACATGGTCGGACAATGCGTCTCTGATCCAGGCAGATTATCTTAGGCAGGAGTATGGCCTTCGCATCGACCCTGACGACATAGACTGGGAGGCAGTGTCAGATGCTGCAGACTATGACGACGAGCTAGTGGGATGCCTGGACGGAAAGTTCATCAAGAGGCACACGATCAACGGTGTCATCACTTTGAATCAACCGCCGAGTGAGATAGCTCCAGGTCTTTTAACTGCAAATAGAGGCTTCATTTGCGAACGCGCAGGGCGAGTGTGGGTTTCTTCATCTAGACCGCGCGATCCTATCTTGACCATTCATGATGGAATGCTTACGGGAGGAATAGAGTTTCAGGCAGCGAAGCCTAAACGTGATATTGTCAATAGGGTTCGCTCTCGTTTTATTGCAGAAGAGCGCCAGTATGAACAAGTCGATGGTCCCCTCCTGGATAGGGAAGATCTCCAGGTAGCAGCAGAGGATGGCGAGGTTCTCTCAACTACGCTCAACCTCCCATTCACGTTTGATTACAGGAGAGTTGAGAGACTTCAGAAGCAGTATCTCGAGACTTCCCGTTTGGGTAAGACATTGACTGTTCGGGTGGATCTGAAAGCCATTACGGAATCGAATGAGGAGTTGTTAAACAAGCCTGTTCTGTTTGACAGTACTCTGTTTTCTTCTGCCAACGGAATATATAGGGTGCACACTGTTTCCTTTGCTGAGAATTTTTCTTCTTTGGAATTACAGATGATGGAGTATGATAGGGCAATCGAAACAGATTGGGACCCTGAGGTAGATGAGCTTCCGTTCGTGATAGACAAACCGGATCTGGATTAAATGCCAACGAATCATGAAGTTGTAGCAGCCGTTCCTATTTCAACTGCGGCTAATCAGACGCTGCTGAGAAATCTGCTGGTCCGCAGGATGGCACACGTGTCTGCTACTGCCGCAGAGGTCCAGGATCTCGTGGTGGTTGATCCGACAACCGGCACCACTATCGTAGTTATTATTCTATTGGGTAGGAGCTATCTGTTTGATCCTACTGACACAACCAGCGCACATGACGGCACTACGGTACTGGTCAGCTCTGATGGCAAGAGATACAAGCTTGCGTCGAATGCTGAGGTTCTAGTTTATTCTGTTCTTGATCGTATCAACACGCCTCCCGGTTCTCCCACGATAGGACAGGCGTATCTCATCACTGCTGCTCCCACCGGAGCATGGGCAGGTCACGCAAATCATATCGGTGTCTTCACGTCTCGAGGTTGGGAGTTCATCGTTCCCGGCATCGGAAGGTTGATCTATGTGGAGGACGAGGATGCCTTCTACCGGAAGAAGGCAGATGCAAGCGTAACGATAGGGCTTGGTACTAATGCCATTGATCTTTCCAGCATTGTTCCATCGCAGATGCTTGGAGGGGGAGCTAGAGTAAATTGGCCGGTTGAAAACCAAACAACCAACACGCCTCCGGCAGTTATCAATGGCCGCGCCTACATCGTAGGAAGTTCTCCGACTGGAGTGTGGGCAGGTCACGCAGGAAAGATCGCGCACGGAGAGTTGGGTAGTTGGGTTATCTATAATCCTGAAGAGGGCTGGCTTGCCTTTGATAAAGCGCAAGACGTCATTTTTACCTATAGCGGTTCTGCTTGGGTCACTCAGTCCGGTACTATCAGAGTTAAGCTAAATCTCTTCACTAGTGATGGCACCTTTAGCAAGGATAGTCGGTGCATAGGCGTTATCGTGGACGTCGTTGGAGCAGGTGGAGCTGGAGCCTTCGCAGGACAGTCCCCAGGATCAAATGGAGGTAGCTCTTCTTTCGGCGCTCATTGCTCAGCCACTGGTGGCGACGGTGGAGTAGTAGGCTTTGGCGGCGCTGGAGGCAGCGGCAGCGGCGGAGACGTTAATGAGAATGGTGAGCCAGGCATTTTATTGAATGCTACTGTAACTGCCATGAACTTTCCAGGTGGAGCATCCGGTGCTGGAGGACATAGAGGAAAGGGAGGGCCAGCTACGGAGAGCAACTTCGGCGCTGGCGGTGGAGGAGGGCGGTCTAGAAAGTGGGTCGCTGATGCCGACCTGAGCGCCGGTGTCGTGGTCACTGTTGGCACTGCTGGCACCACGGGAAATGATGGCACGAATGGATTTATTCTAGTGCAAGAGTTCATAGAGGTTTAAATGGCTGACCCGGCAGAAGACATTGATGGTCTTAATTCTCTGGCTAATGTTTCTAAGCCTGAGACGTTGACCTATTTGAAAAACAGTCTCTATCATTTCACTACTGCTGCTTCGGTACGAGCCGCTGACTTGAGCGGTCGCAATCGCATCATGGTGGGAGACAGGTTTTTCAAGAAGGACAATGCTGACCTAGGCACGGATGACGGCACAGAAACTGCCACAGTCATTATAGATTTCGCCGGCAATCATTGGCTGTACATTCCACCGGCTGGTGCAGCGCAACTTATTTTTATCAACAGGGCGGCGCTACAGGCCACGTCGGTCGTTGCTTCTATCCAGACTGTGCTGTTGGAAAGTTATACATCTCTCCTGACTGGAGGGCGTGCCGTTTACAAGAGAGTAAACGCAGAGCCTTCTCATGAGGGAAAAATTAGATCGCTCGACAGGTTCCTTGTTAACGGCACCGTCAGCGCCGGTAACGGCGGATGGTGGGAAATGGTGGTCACTGGAGAAGTGGACATCAGAGCCTTCGGTGCAGTGGCGGATGCTGTCCAGACTGATCCGGCTTGGTTCGGTGCGACGGTGGACAATGCTACGGACACCTTCACTGTAACTTCTCATCCATGGAACACTCAGGATGCAGTGAGGGTCAGAGCTACTACGATGCCTGGTGGCGTGGACAAGGACCTCGTCTACTACGTCATCGACCTCACTGCCAACACGTTCAAGCTTGCGCAGAGCAAGGCTAACGCCGTTGCTGGAACTCCGGTCGTTAATGTCACTAGCAATGGCACGGCAGTAGAAGTCAGGAGCCGGCAGGTCTGGAGCGGCACAGACCAGACGGCAGTGCTTGATGCAGCCAAGGACTTCGGGGAGCTGTTCAAGGTCGGGCTCTACGCTCCCACTGGAAAGTACTATTTCGCCGATGCCATGATAGACGGCGTGGACCTGGGAGCAATCGTCTACAGCTTCCTCATCATCAGGGGAGATCCGGGCGGCGGCACGAAGTTCATCATCGACGAGGACTTGGACTGGCGCATGGCCAACGCGGTCGGCGGCAGCCAGCTATTCGACACTGGAGTAAGAGCAACACCGTTCACAATCAACAAGGAACTCTGCTCGTTCACAGACATAGAGTTCCATGGTATATGGACGCAGGCTCCTGGAGGCGACGACAACGATCCTCTTGTTGGCAGTATGGGCATCAACCCGATACGCGCCGAGGGCACTGCTAGAGTAGACCTGATCAGGGTCGGCTTCTTTGACATCCGCAACAAGGGTTTTAGAGGCAAGGTCAATACAAACTTTTTGGCGCAGAATTGTTATGGGGAGAGATGCTGTGATGGGTTTGTTCGTAACGTTAGCGGAGATGTCAGCATTGCGATTGGTTGTCGCTTTGCTATGTGTGATGATGATGCCATTGACTTTAATGCCACAGAAGACATGACCGTCAATGCACCGGCGCACGTCATTGTTAGTGGTAACAAGTTATCAGACTGCGAGGCCATCTCCTGCAACCTTGGTCGTCAGACGGAGATCAATGGCAACACTCTGGAGCGATGCAAGGGCACTGGGATCAAAGCCATCTTTGGTGCTCAGTCTCATCAGGCTATGTTCGGTGTGGACATATCACACAACTCTATCACTGACCACCTTATGCGCGTCAACACTACGGATTGGCTTACTATCTCTGACAATGGCGGCGGCGGAGGCGCTATCCAGATTGATGGTTCAGAGAAGTCTGCCATAAGCACTTCTGTTCCTCCAGGCGATGCGCCTACTCCAAGTGGTATCTTTGTTCTTCCCTTCGGTACAGATGGTTCTCAGGCTGCTCCAGCCGGATACATGCACGGCAAGGAAGATGGCGTTGGCAGTCTTGCGGCTGGCTATGGTTTTCATATCAGTCACAACACCGTTCAGCGAACTCTCAGGGACGTTGCGAACTATAGCCTCTGGGGCAAGGGACTTATGTTTACGAAGAGGGGCTTCCGTGATCCTCCTGTAGATAGTCTGGAGAAGCGTGCATACTCTGGCATCAAGATCGCTGCCGATATGGAAGAGTTTGAGGTCTCGCACAATTTGGTGAATGGCCATGAGGTCGGTCTCTTAATTGTCAACAGTAATTCTAGTTTCAGGGCAGATGCTTTCCGTGCTGGCTTGATTGAGAGCAACGTGTTTCGTCGGCTTACTACTGGCGTCAAGTCGGTTGGCCCTACTTCTCCTGTGGGACGTTGGAGCCTTGCGTTCTTCCACAATCTGTTTGACATTGACCCTGAGTGTCAGCTCAGCAACAGGAATACAGATGGATCATGGGACTCGACAGGTGCAACTAATGAACTCGGCAGGGCGATCTTTATGGACAACGCCCCAGTCGGCTTGGTCCTCCATCATAACATTTGTAGGAATGCCTATCAGTTCTTCGGCAACGGTTTGGGTACGGTAGGTGAGAATGACCTCTTCAATAATCTCCTCGTCTGCGAGCCTAGTGTTGTAGGCTTCAATGCTGCCAACAAGGGGATCGGCGTAGTCGAGTTGTCAGGTCCGTCTTTCCGATACATGATAGTTCGGTCTGACCCGACGCAGGCCAATTTCAGGCAAGTGCTCAATGCCTGCTTAGTGCAGGCCGCGTCCATCCCGACTACGGGTTTTTATGTGAGAGGTCATTACGTTCACAATAATAGTCCGTCAGCGGGAACAAACGTAACGATTGGGTGGGCAAGGTTGACAACCGGTTCTGCCCACGTAGCGGACACGGACTGGAAGGCTATCAGAGGAGCATAAGATATGGCTAGGTGGAAGGGTATCGATGGTCGTCATATGATGCTGCCGCAGCTTCAGAAGCATATCGACGGTTTGCCAGCCAATACTTGGGCAAGTGGAATGACGTTGCATAACACGGCTGCTCCCTCCATCAAGCAGTGGACGCCAGAAAACAGGGCGCAGCGCATCTTGAACCTGGAGAAGTACTTTCGTGATGATCGCAAGTGGTCGTCTGCGCCACACGCCTTTGTTGACTATGACTACGTATGGTTGTTCACTCCATTCACTACTGAGGGAACGCACTCCCCGTCGTGGAATGGCACAAAGCTTGGAATCGAGATGGTGGGAGATTTCTCATTTGAAGATGACGACGCTGGCTTGGGGCTTAAGATAAAGAAGAACACTGCTGCTTTGTTTGCTATGCTGCATAAGAAATATGGTTGGGACCCGGAGACAATTAAGCTGCACAAGGAGGATCCGCGCACTGACCACGATTGTCCCGGCAAGGACATTGATAAGGCAGAGTTCATCGGCATAGTGCAGGAGTACATGGGTCACGCTGGCGACCTGGACTATGATCCTCCTCCTCTGAAGGTTACTGGGAGTGTTACTAATGTACGGTCGGATGACGTTCTGAACGTGAGGGAGCAGTCTAGCCCTTCTTCAAAGATTCTTGGCACTTTGAAAAATGGTTCACCAATAGTTGTAACAGGATCTGGTATGAATGGATCAACCAAGTGGTTGAGTATAGAAACGGCTGGCGCTAATGCCCGTCATTTGGTAGGTTGGGTTAATGCCCATTATGTAACTATGTGAAGGAGGACTGAGACAATGAACTATGAGCAGATCAAGGGAGCAGGTGATCGCCTTGTTTTTAACCTCATTACGATGGGGCTTACATATGTTGCTGCGCGGGGCTGGCTGGGAGATAGCGAGGTTGCGCTGCTCGCGCCAGCTTTTTCCGTGGCAATAAACACGGTCATCGGCATTATGGTGAATCGTCGTGTATCAATTGCCAAGTCTGCAACAAACCTTGGCGACGTTGTTATCACCACGCCGGAGATCGCTAAGAAGACGCCGGACTATCCAAGCATTGTTTCCAACAAGGCACGGCTATCTGTTATTGCGGATGCTGTGAGTGAAGCGAAGATCGCGGACCCCGAGGAAGCCAAACGAAAGGACTGA